ATGGGTGATGAAATGGATTATGATTATGATGTACCTGATATGACCCCAGGAGAAGATGAGTCATACTTCTATCATACTCTTGGAGACTTTGAGAGCTATGTTAAAGACTTAGGTGCTAAGTATGTCTTAACAGAAATGAGTGCTGATGTTAGAGAACTATTAAAAGGAGCATTAAATGACTAGAGATGAGATTGCATTAAAGGCTATGGAAGCATTAATTATTGCTGACCATGTTAGAAGAGAAGATATTCCCCATGAAGCTTATCGTATTGCAGATGCTATGTTAGAGATAAGTAATGCTTATACAGGGTGATGCCTCAGCTCTTGAGTGGAGATGTGCCGCCTTTCTAAGTAAGGATAAAGTAGCCTATGAAGAGATTTGGAATGATGTCGATCAACACACTGATAATCAGAATCGCTTTGGTTTGCCTAGTCGGCTTATTGCTAAGACATTTGTATTTAGACTTATTTATGGAGGAAGTGCTTACTCCTACGCTAATGATCCAAACTTCGCTGAGGTAAGTAAGAGTGAGAAGTTTTGGCAGAAGATTATTGATGAGTTTTATAACAAGTACAAAGGTCTTCATAAGTGGCATATCAAACTTATGCAAGAAGCTACAACGACTAAGATGGTTAAACTTCCTACTGGCAGAATCTATCAGTTTGAACCTGAATTAAGACGAGGGGAGAAAGTGTTCCCTCGCACCACAATTCTTAACTACCCTGTTCAAGGACTTGGTGCAGACTTAATGACATTAGCTAGAGTATCTTTATATAACCGAATGAGGAAATTAAACTATGAAAAGGCGAGACTTGTTAATACAGTTCATGATTCCATTATTATTGATTGTGATAGCAGCTTTACTAATACTTTAGCTAAGACTATGTTAGATGTATTTGAAGATGTTCCTAAGAACTTTCAGAAGATGTTTGGTAGTGAATTTGATTTACCAATGAAGGCAGAAGTACAGGTTGGAAATAATTGGAAAGATATGGAAATTTGGGTTGACAAGTAATATGGATATGGTATAATATATGTATAGTCTTAGTAAAAGACTAATTTTAAAGGAGTATTTATGATTATAGAAATTATTGATGTAGGTTCACCTGAGTCAGTGAAAACTGGTAAAGGACAATATCAGACATTACAGGTGAGTTTCAAGAATGAACAAGGGCAAGTACAAGGTAAGAAGCTTATGTCATTTAGTAACCCTGCTGTATTTAAGGATATTCAAGGTTATGTTAAAGGTGATCGAGTAGATGTTCTTACTGTTAAAGAAGGTGATTACTGGCAGTGGAAATCTATTGATAAAGAAGGTGAAGCTCCTCCAAGAGCAGAAGCTCCTAAGTCAACTGGTGGCGGTGGTAAGGTTATTGGTAGCAACTATGAGACAACAGAAGAAAGAGCTAGACGACAAGTGTACATCATTCGTCAATCTTCTCTATCAACTGCAGTGGAATTATTAGGTAGTGGTAAATCAGTTAATGATGTTATTAACACTGCTAAACAATTCGAGGCTTATGTCTTCTCTAAAGAAGCTGAACTAGCAACCGAAGAATCACCAGCATAGTGGAAGCTTTACTAGATGGCGATATCTACGCATTTCGAGTAGCTTGTACTACAGAGAATGATAACGAAGCTATCGCTGTCTATCGTGTCAATGAGATGATTGAGAATACTTTAGCTGAGGTGGAAGCATCTGAGTATAAATTATTCTTGACATCTCCTGACAATTTCAGGAAGCATGTCTATCCTGAATACAAGGCTAATCGTACTGCAACCAAACCTAAGCACCTACAATTCCTTAAAGACTATCTAATAGAAAGTTGGCAAGGACAAGTGGCTGAAAGAATGGAAGCAGACGATTATCTTGGTATTAATCAACATGAATCTAGCATCATCTGTTCTATAGATAAAGACTTGTTACAAGTGCCTGGAAAGCACTTTAACTTTGTTAAAAAAGAGTTCTATGAAGTAGATGAAGAAACTGGATTTAGAAACTTCTACACACAACTTCTTACAGGTGATACTTCTGATAACATAAAAGGTATAGCAGGTATTGGACCAGTTAAAGCTAAGAAAGCTCTTACTGGTTATTTCACTGAACAAGGAATGTTCTCCGTAGTTAGAGAGATGTATCAGAATGATGAATGGATGATAATGAATGGTCAATGTCTTTGGATACTTCGTTCATTAGATGATTCGTTTAAACATCATTTTGAAAGGTTATCTCTTGGCGACAAATAAAGAATGGACAGAAGGTCGTCTTAAATCATTTATAACATCTACCCTAAGAGGTGGTTTTAGAAAGTATCCCCCAAAATATGAATCTCTCAAAGAAGCTCAAGTTGGTAAGAAAATTAACGACAAATCTCAACGCATGGCTATGCACTATAAATGTAACAAGTGCAAAGGGAGTTTCCCTGCTAAGGAAGTTCAAGTGGATCACATCCTTCCTGTGGTATGCCCTAAAAAAGGATTCGAGTCGTGGGATATATTTATTGCACGCCTCTTTTGTTCATCAGATAATCTACAAGTACTCTGCAAAGGTTGTCATGACACCAAAACAAAAGCAGAGAGGATAAAGCGTGTTAGTAAGAGGACTACAGCCTGATGGCTCTTTTGAGAGTGTAGAGATAGGCGAACAAGAAGAAGAAATACTATTAAAGATTGTAGCAAACTATATAGTAAGAAATTGTTTACTAGAACAAACGGAAGATGGTCATGAGATTCATGTACACTACCTTCCTGATTGGATATTTGAAGGGAAGATACAATGAGTAAAAATGATATAACAGGTGATTCAATTAGGAGTAAGCCATTGTCTAAAGAAGCAGAAGATAACTGGGATAAGATATTTGGCAATAGAATTAAAGAGCAAAAACTTTCTAATGATGATATGTTACCTGAGTATGAATTAGATAAGTCAACTGGTGAAGTACAAAAGATAGTTAAAAACAAAGGAGAACAATATGGTAGTTGATATTACACCTTTAGATGTATATTTTACACCACCTGCAATTGAGTATAATATTTCTGCACAGAACATACCACAAAACACACCTCATGATTATACACTTGATGTAGTTGATACATTTGGTGGAGACTTTGAGAAAGCCAACCCTAAGCTAGACGCATGGGATAAAGGAATGATCCATAATGGAGAGTAAAATACTGTTATTAGATATTGAGACTAGTCCTAATACAGCTCATGTATGGGGTATATGGGATCAGAACATTGGATTGAATCAGTTGCTTGAGTCATCCTACACCCTCTGCTATGCTGCAAAATGGTTAGGTAAGAAAGAAGTTATATTTGATTCTGTGAATAAGTCGTCACAAAAGAAGATGCTACAAGGTATCCATAAACTTCTAGACGAGGCTGATGCAGTCATTCACTATAATGGTGCTAGATTCGATATTCCAACACTTAATAAAGACTTTATTCTTAATGGATTGACACCACCTGCTCCGTTTAAACAGATTGACTTACTACAAGTAGCTAAGAGACAGTTTAGATTTGTATCTAACAAACTTGACTATGTTTCTCAAGCCTTGGGACTTGGTAAGAAAACTGCACACGAGGGACACGAGCTATGGATTAAGTGTATGAATAAAGACCCACAAGCTTGGAAGACAATGGAGAAGTACAATAAGAATGATGTAATCTTATTAGAGAATGTCTATCAACGCTTTAAGCCTTGGATTAAGAATCACTTGAATTTATCTGTCTTATCTGAAGATGGTTTAGTTTGCCCTAACTGTGGTGGAAAACATCATCAAAAGAGAGGGTATGCACTTACTTCTACTGCTAAGTACCAAAGATTCCAGTGTCAAGGATGTGGTAATTGGTTTAGAGGAACTAAGAGTCTTAGCAAAAGAACAGGAGAGAAGTATGTCAACATCACTTAATAAACAAGTTGGAGGGGATCATTATAAGAAATTTACTATACAACCTATCGAGTTCATAACTAAAAACAATATCCCCTTTATCGAGGGGAACATAATTAAATATATCTGCAGGTGGAAAGAAAAAGGTGGTAAGGCTGACCTTGATAAAGTTATCCACTATGTAGAGCTATTAAAAGAATTGAAAACATGATAACATTAACAGAATTAGAAGAAAAGATTATTGAACAAGTTTCAGAGGTAGATTTAATTGACCTTCTCGGACTTACTACTGAGGATTTAGTCTATGCGTTCCAAGACAAAATTGAAGATAGGTTCGACAAGTTGGTCAGTGAACTGGAACTTGGAGATAGTACTTCCTCCGATTAATTTATATAACTACGCTATAAGAAAGAAACTAATGGACAAAAGTCAAAAGATTTTAAGTGACATAACTATATTTAATAAATATGCTAAATATGTCCCTGAAGCACAACGAAGAGAAACATGGGAAGAGTTAGTCAGTCGTAACATGGTAATGCACATGAAGAAATACCCACAACTGAAAGAGGAAATAAAAGATGTTTACAAATATGTTTACAATCGTCAAGTATTGCCTTCAATGCGTAGCCTTCAATTTGGAGGTACTCCTATTGAACTTAGCAATAATCGTATGTTCAATTGTGCTTATTCCCCTGTCGATCATCCTGCCGTTTTCAGCGAGACCATGTTTAACTTACTTGGCGGAAGTGGCGTGGGCTTCAGCGTTCAACGCAGACACACAGATAGACTCCCTTCTATCCTTGGTCCATCCGCTAAACAACGACGATTCTTGGTAGGAGATTCTATTGAGGGTTGGGCTGATTCTATTAAAGTATTAATTAAGTCCTATACTCTTGGTAAGTCTGACCCTGTATTTGACTTTAGAGATATTAGACCTAAAGGTGCTAGACTCATTACTTCAGGTGGCAAAGCTCCTGGTCCTGATCCATTACGCATCTGCTTAGATAAACTTCGTAGTGTGTTAAACAATGCTGTTGGTCGTAAGTTAGAGCCTATTGAAGTGCATGATATGATCTGCCATATTGCGGATGCTGTTCTATCAGGTGGTATTCGTAGAGCTGCTCTAATCTCTTTATTTGATAAAGATGATATGGATATGATGGCAGCTAAGACAGGTGCATGGTATGAACTTAATCCACAACGAGGTAGAGCTAATAATTCAGTAGCTTTAAATCGTGATGAGATTACAGAAGAAGAATGGTTTGCTATTTGGAAACGAGTAGAACAATCAGGTGCAGGTGAACCAGGGGTATTTTGGACTAATAACTATGATGTGGGTACTAACCCATGTGCTGAAATTAGTTTAAGACCTAACTCCTATTGTAATTTAGTTGAGGTTAATGTATCAGATGTTGAGACTCAAGATACCCTTAATGCTCGTGTTAGAGCTGCTACATTCATTGGTACATTACAAGCTGGATATACTGATTTCCATTACCTAAGAAGTGTATGGAAAGAAACTTCAGAAGAGGATGCACTGCTAGGTGTTTCTATGACTGGTATTGCTTCAGGTGGTGTTCTTAAATTAAACTTAGCGGAGGCTGCAGGTGAAGCTAAAGAAGAAAATAAACGAGTGGCTAACATCATTGGAATCAAAGAGTCAGCTAGAATTACTACAGTTAAACCTGCTGGCACTACTTCTCTTGTACTTGGCAGTAGTAGTGGTATCCATGCTTGGCATAATGACTACTATGTTCGTAGGATGAGAGTTGGTAAGAATGAGCCACTATATAGATATATGACTACTACAGTGCCTAGCCTTATTGAAGACTGTGTATGGAAACCTCACTTAGAAGCTGTTATGAGTTTTCCTCAGAAAGCTCCTGAAGGTTCTATTCTTCGTACTGAAAGCTATAAAGACATCTTAGAAAGAGTTAAGAAATTTAACTTAGAATGGGTAGCTTATGGTAATAATAGAGGTGATAATCAACATAATGTATCATGTACTATCTCTCTAAAGAATGATGAGTGGGACGAATGTGGTAAATGGATGTGGGAGAATCGTTATAACTATACTGGTATCTCTGTACTGCCTTATGATGGAGGCACTTATGTTCAAGCTCCATTTGAAGACTGTACTAAAGAAACCTTTGAGGAAATGTTTAAACATCTTCAAGAGATAGACTTAACGAAAGTAATTGAAACTGACGACCATACGGAAGCTAAAGATAATGTTGCTTGTGGTGGTGGTGCTTGTGAAATTAACTAGGAGAGAGAATGTTTTATTTTGGATCAGAACTAATTAGTGGAGTTAATGTAGGCATTGAACACATGAGTTATAAACAGATTGGCAGGAAAGGTAAAGGTTGGATCTTACTGCTTGATCTTCTAATCATTCGATTTATGATTGAATGGGATGAAGAAGGGGATTAAAACAAAGGGGCTTTTTGCCCCTTTTTTATTATAGTGGCATTACTTGAGGAGGTCGTTCAGTAGTAGATACAAAAGCTGCACCAGCACCAATCATTGACCCTCTAATAATATCAGCAATTTGTTTTGTTGCTAGAGCATTCTCAGCAGTCTTAGGAATACTTGATATTCTTCTAGTAAGTTCTTCTAA